GCGACGATCACCAACCTATCGTCTACTGCCAGCCTCGCGCCCGCCTACTGGCTGGCAACCGGCACCGGCATCCCATCGGCGGCGCGCATCCTGTCGGTCGGCGGCGCGACTAGCGTAACGCTGGACTCGCAGGCCACCACGACCACGACGGGCGTCTCGATCACGTTCAGCAAGGATCGGTATGACCTGCCTTCGGACTTCCTGAACATCATCAACGATACCGAATGGGACCGCACGAACCATTGGCGCCTCGCTGGCCCGATGTCGCCGCAGGAAGACGAATGGGTCCGCTCGGGCATCGTGACGACCGGGCCGCGTCGGCGCATCCGCATCACGTCGGTCTACGGTGGGGCAAGCGCGACGCAGAACCAGGCGATGCAGATATGGCCCGCGCCGGCCACGACCGATGGCGCCTCGACGCTGTCCTACGAATACATGTCCACGTCGTGGGTGCGGTTCATCAGCGCCGGCGTGGCGTTCATCAAGGGCTCATTCACCGCCGACACGGATGTCTGCATCTTCCCCGACGCCCTGATGGTGGCGGGCCTCAAGCGCCGGTTCTGGTCGATCAAGGGCTTCGATACGACTGACCTTGAAAACGAGTATCAGCTGGAACGGCAGAAGGCCATCAGTCAGGACGCGGGCGCTGAGGTGCTTGGTATGGGGCGGCGTCGATCCCCGATGTTCGTGTCCCCCGGCAACATCCAAGACGGGAATTTCCCCGGCCCATGAGCGCGAACGTCGCCAAGTTTCCATCGCCCACGGGTGGATGGAACGCCATCGACGCTCTGGACGCCATGGCGCCGAACAACGCTGTTATCCTGGATAACATTTTCCCATCAGCCACGACCGCGACGTTGCGGAAGGGTCATGCCGTGTTCTGCGCCACAGGAGAGGCCGGCCCGGTCAAGACGCTGTTCGACTACAGCGGCGGCGGAACGTCCAATCTGCTGGCTGCTGCGTCTGGCAAGATCATCGACGTGACGAGCGGCGTCGCTGCCGTGCTGGCGACCGGCTATAACTCCGATGTCTGGTCGTTCACCAACTTCGCGACGGCGGGCGGGACATACGTCATCGCCTGCAACGACAGCGGCCTCGATACCCCGTTCGTATACAATGGCGCGGCAGTCGCGGCCATCGTGGCGGCGGGTCCGGGCTCGCTGGCGAACCTGTCGCAGGTCATGATCTACCAACAGCGGACGTTCTACGTCGAACGCAACACCCTGTCGGTCTGGTATACGGCGGCGGGCGCGTTCCAAGGCGCGCTGACGCAATTCGATTTCGGGCCGTTCTGTTCCAAGGGCGGCTCCATCGCGGCAATCACGACATGGACGCGCGACAACGGCTATGGCGGCGCGGATGACCTGTTCGTGGTGGTCACGACGAAAGGGCAGGTTTTACTGTATAACGGGCCGAACCCCTCGGTCGCAACCTTGTGGGCCATGTCGGGGCAGTTCAACATTGGGACGCCCGTCTCTGGCCCGCGCGCCGTGGTGCGGACAGGCCCCGACATCCTCCTACTGTGCGGCGACGGCTACCAGCCGTTGTCCGAATACCTCGGCAGCGGCTCGACCCGCGCGCAAACGACAGACCTTGCCCGGCAGATAGGCAACGCGGCATCGGATGCGGTCCGGGACTTCGGTGCCCTCGCAGGCTGGCAGGCCATGGTCTACCCGCGCGGGACTGCCATCATCATCAACGTCCCGCAGTCATCGACCACGTTCTGGCAGCACGTCGTCAACACGACGACCGGATCATGGTGTCGATACAAGGGGCAGAACTCCTATTGTTGGGGTCTATACAATTCCGATCCGTATTTCGGTGGCGCGGCGGGTGTGGTCTATAAGGCCGACACCGGCTGGCAGGACAATGGCGCGGATATCGTCGGCGAGTGCCAGGCGTCGTTCCAGTCGCCCGGCCAGATGGTCCAGATGTCACGCTGGATCATGGCCCGCCCGCTGGTCCGGACGACCGGCAACATCGCCTATCACCTGTCGCTCGATGTGGATTTCTCCACATCCTCGCTGCCGACTCTGGACGTGACGGCCTCGGCATCGTCGCAGACCGTCGTTGGCGCGTGGCTCAGCACGACCGGGATCGGGTATTCGGCAGCGCCTCATATCTGGATCAAGCGCACTGCAGACGGGACCGTGGAACTGATGAACATGCAGGCGACGTTTGAGACTTCGCGGAGTGTCGTATGACCCAACTCATCATCGGCAAGGACGAAGCCATTGCCGCGTGGGTGCGCTCCAAAATCCCCGACATGGCCGGCGACGACTTTGGCCCATGCGTGGCTATCGGTATGGCGAGCGACGACGGCAAGAAGCTGTGGGGCGGGATCGTTTATCACTCGTATTCCCCCGGCCTTGGTCTGGCGATGTTCACGCTGGCAAGCATCCATCCCCGGTGGGCAACGCGCGAGACGATCCGGCGTCTGCTGGCCGTCCCGTTCCGGCAATACAACGTGCGGAAACTGTCGGCGGCAATCGCGTGCGACAACGAACGGTCCCTCAAGCTGGCGCGTGGATTGGGCTTCAAGATGGAAGCGCGGTTACGGCACCAGTTCGGCGACAAGCGACATGGTGAGGTCTGGTCGATGATGCGGACCGAGTTCGAGGCCAAGTGGGGCCGCGAGGATAGTTGGACGAAACTCCATCGGGCGAGGGCTGCGTAATGGCGGGTGGCAAGGGTGGGGGATCGGCGCCGGCAGCACCGGACCCGGTAGCGACCGCACAGGCGCAAACTGCGACCAACACCGAGACGGCGCGGCTGCAAGCGCAAATGAACCGCGTCAACCAGTATGGTCCAAGCGGCTCCATCACCTACAACCAAGACGCGCCCGATATCTGGTCCGCGCATACCAACCTGTCGCCGGCTCAGCAGGCGCTCTACGACCAGCAGACAAAAGGGCAGGGCATCTACGCCGACGCTGCCCTACAGCAAATGGATGCCGTCAAAGGCATCCTTGCGAACCCGATGGACGGGCAGCCGTTCCAGAACAACACCATGGGCGCGGCGAACCTCGCCAAGTATTCCCTCGATTGGGCGGCTGATCCGAAGAACGGTGCGTTTGCCGATCCCACGACCGGCCAGCGCAACGCCGCTTTGGCGACAGGTTCCAACTCGCTTGCCGCAGCGAACGAGCAAACCAAGAACGCTTTCGTTGACCCCACGACTGGACAGCAAAACGCCGCCCTTGCGTTGACGGGATCGCAAGCGCAACGCGCCAACACGCTCGCAGGCCAGCCGATCAACACCGATTACAACGCGGTGCGGCAGCAAGCGATCGACGCTCAGAATTCGCGCCTCGATCCTCAGTTCAAGCAGGACGAGGAAACCATGCGCTCGCAGTTGCTGGCGCAGGGCATCCCCGAGGGGTCCGCGGCGTGGAACAACGCCTATCGCACGTTCCAGCAGGGTAAGAACGACGCTTATCAGCAGTCCATCCTGCACGGGAATGACCTCGCCAACCAGTCGATCCAGCAGACCGGGCAGTTGCGTCAGATTCCGATGAACGAACTCGGTCAGGCGCAGCAGATGGCCGGCAACCTGTCGAACGTCGCCGGTCAGACGCAGCAGCAGGCTATCGCCGGGCGCCAGGTCAACCTCGGGGAAGCCGAACGCCTCAATGCTATGGCTGGCAACACGGCGAACCTTGCCGGATCGAGCCAGCAGCAAGCCTTGCAGGACTGGCAGATACCATTCCAGCGCGCGCAAATGGTTGGCAGCGCGGCGGCGAACGTGGGCAACCTGAACGCTCAGGGCTTGCAGAACCAAATTGCATTGCGCAACCAGCCGCTGAACGAAACGGCGGCGCTCATGACCGGCAACATGGTGCAGACGCCGCAGTTGATGAACGTGCCGCAGACGCAGGTTGCGCCCACCGATGTGATCGGGTCCACGATGGGGGCCTATAACGGGCAGATGCAGGCATACAACGCTCAGCAGCAGCAGAAGGCGGCATCGCTTGGCGGTATGTATGGGCTTGGCGGTGCGGGCCTTATGGCTGCCGGCATGGCCTTCTCGGACCGGCGCTTGAAAACAGACATCCGGCGCATCGGGCAGACCGATGGCGGAACGCCGCTCTACCAGTATCGCTACAAGGGCACCGCGGGGCCGCAGATTGGCGTCATGGCGCAGGAGCTTATGAAGAAGCAGCCCGAGGCTGTGCATAAGCTGGGCGGGTTCTATGCGGT